TACAAGTAATACAGACCAACTCTTTAGATATGTTCAAAAAATACTCAGAGAAAGATCAACAACAACAAAGTGATATTGATAATTTATCCGTTAGAATTGATTCATTAAAGAATAAATTAGAAGTCTTAGATGATACGTTGGATGATAAGTTAACTAGAATCACTAATTTAATATTAAATAATTATGGTGACCGAGAATCGAAGAAGTAGTTTTAACATCCTTTATAAATAATTGTTTTAGTATGGCTACCATAGCTTGGAGTGCAGGTATGGCTTGGTGGCTTTCTTCTTCCGTTTGCGGATTTACCGTAATAAGTAAATTGTATTCTGATAAAGAAGTATTGATTAAACAGGGATTATATAAACCATTAGGTTATTTAGTTTCTTTTATTTTTTTGGCTATGATATTATTCGGCTCTATAGTGTTCTATGATTTAGGTAAAATAGAATCTTCACTTTATAAGACTTTTATAAATAGTTGTGAAACTTTTAGAATACCAGATATAGAACCCATATTTGCTCTAGTTAAAAAATTGTACTTGTTAAGTACATCTACCTTAGTAACTTTTTTACTAATTTGGCTATATATATGGTTTTACAAACCCATAACTGACGATAATATAAAGCCCTAGCACATTTTGTGTAAAGGGCTTTTTTATTTTGGAGGCACGATGTCAAAAATACTTGTAGACACTAACTTACTTTTAGACGATCCTAAAATAATTTTTAAACTAAAAAAAGATTATGAAAAGATTGTCGTATCAATAGTAGTTTTAAAAGAATTAGATAAACATAAGTTTAATCCTGATTTATCTTATTCAGCTAGGGCAGCTATTAATGCTATTATAGAATTTAAAAAACTATATCCTGAAAGTATAGAATTTGTGGTAAACACTAATGATTTGTCTAATAATGATGAATTAATTATTGCCGCGGCAGCAGAAACAGATGCAATAGTAGCTACTAAAGATATGTCTATGACATTGATCGCCGAAAGTAAAGGTGTTAAAGCTAAGTTATATGGAAACGTAGCCAATGGTATATTTAACCCCTATATTTATTATAATGAGTATGAACTAAATGATAGATTTTCTTTTTTACAAAAATACACAGGTCCTGAGTATGATAGTTTAATAGAGGTATTAATAGAAGAAAAAAATGTTATTAAAGATAGTTGGTTTTTTATGTTTGTAATGGATGGTGATAAATCGGTAGCAACATATGCTAATAACCCAGTAACTTACTCTTTTGATAGAATTGATAATATACCTAGATATAGGGTTATAGATTGTGAAGCGTTCAAACTAAAAGCTAAAGACGAATATCAAGTATGTGCTTTTTACGCATTAAAAAATGCAGACAATGTTTTAATAACAGGTAAATGGGGATCAGGTAAAAGTTTAATAAGTACGGCTTATGCTTTAGCTAATAATTCTCGTAAAACATTTATTAGTAGGCCCCCTGTTGGTATAGATAGAAAATACGATATTGGTTTTTTACCAGGAAGCACTTTTGATAAGTTAAATTCTTGGGCAATGGGCTTCTTAAGTTCATTATATTTCTTATTTGGTAATACTAAGAACCAGGAAAAAGATAATAAAACTTTTGATTATGTTAAGTCAGAATTATTTAAAAAATACTTTGAATTAATAGATATAAATAGTTTACAGGGACTAAGTCTTCTTGATGATTATTTATTACTTGATGAAGTTCAGCTTTGTACTATAGACCTTCTTTCTATGGCCCTCAGCCGGGCAACAAAAGAAGCTAAGATTATTATGACTGGAGATCTTGTACAAAGTTACACTATTAAGCCCTCTAATTCAGGTCTATTAAAGCTTCTACGTGTACTACCACACAAGTCTCTTGCTTACGTAGATCTAAAACATGCATATCGTGGAGAAATATTAGAATTGGCTGAAAAATTACAAGATAAAACTTTTTAATATAGGGATTGGGGTATTATGTATATATACAAAGATATGATAATTAATATAAATAGTATATTCATGACTGAGTATACTACTTTACAGGGATCATCGTCAAAAGGCCAGTCCACCATTCAGATTCAAGGGGATGCAGAATGAGCGCGCCGATTATCTACAAGAGCAGTGATGCCAATGCCCCGGTGATGGCAGGGAACAGCCGTACCTGCATGGTCAACCTGTTCCGCAAATGCCTGGTCGATGGGTACGGCGAAAAGTTGGCCGCTGGCTGGACCATGCCGTTCATAAACCTTGAAGAAACGCAGGCATGTTTTCGAAACAACTCGACCACCGGAACCGGGTTCTTTTTCGCGGTGGACGGCAGCACGACATCCACCACCAGGGAGGTGAAGTTTTCGTGTTATGAGGCCATGTCGAGCGAGTCTGCCGGGACGTTCAAAATTGGGGGGACCCCGCTCTTTTATCTTTCCACCAACACCACGACAACGCCGCGGCCGTGGATTTTGGTAGCCACAGAAAACTGGTGCTATTTCTTTCTGTACTACGAAGCCACAGAGATCAAGGCAACAGCCGCCGAGATGGCCGCCTACAACATCCAGAACCTCTTTGTCGGAGACTTTGAGAGCCTCTACCCGACGGATGGGTTCAATTTCGCGTTCGTGTATAGCGGTGCAGTCATCTCGGTGCTTTCGTGGGGGGTAGGGTGCCTGCATAGCGGAGATTCGAATCCATCCTCTTCCTATCCGTACACGAATGTCGCCAGACACATCTCCGGCGAGACAGGGTCTTTTGTGGCCAACCAGTTCGGCCTTGGTATGTATTGCCCGGCCAGCTCGAACGTAGCAACTCCGTCAGGGTCGGCGTTGACCTATGACGCCAACCTCGGCCTAATGGCCTCACCGGTCTGGATTTCCGGTCCTTCTGCACATACCTTCCGTGGGGTAATGCCTCGACTGGTCGCGCTCTACAACAGGCTGCCGGTGAGCAGCCTGGCCGAGCAGACCATTGACGGTGTCCCGTACCTGCCGGTGGCTGGAAAGTATCCGACCAACGCAGTTTTTGAGCTGCTGTTTGATTTGAGCGTGTGACTGTGAACGTTCTGTCTGGATTCAAGTTGATAGCCGGGACGGCGCGCACTGACCGGCACCGCCTCGCCGGGACGGTGACCGTGGACGGATCGCCGGCAAAGAAGCGGGTTCTGGTTTTCCTGCGGGATAGTTTCACCGTGGTTTTTGCCACGCTCTCAGATCAGGCGACCGGTGCGTGGGAAGCGGTGGGTCTGCCCGAGTATGCCGAAGGGGCACTGGTCGTTATCGCCTTTGACGATGCCGGCACCTATAACGCCGAGGTGGCGGACTACGTTTCTCAAGGACAAGGCATTTTTTTTAATTAACTAACCAAAATATTATATAATATAATTTTTTAAAGTAGGTTACATAAATAATAAGCGAGGAAATAAATGAAAAGATTTTTGTTTGCATTAGTAACAATAATGTTTATAACATCATCATGCTCTTTAACATCTACGGTAGGTAACGGTAAGATAGATCCTATAGAGGCTGCCACTATTAATTTGGCGGTTAGTATAGCACTACAATCTTATCCGGATGTTATTTTACCTGCTTACGGTGTAGCAACAGCCTTATTAGCTTTACTTTCTAATAATACCAAAGAAGTGGTTTCTTTAGCTGTTCTAGATGATGTATTGAGGAAAGAGACTGATAAATTAAATCTTGATCCTTTAACAAAACAAGCATTTAATGATTTGGTTACTTTAATAAAATTAGAGATAGAAAATAAAATAAATATAGAAGGCATGACAGAAAATGAAAAGTTAGTAGTTGTTATGGATGTGGTTAAGATTGTACACCAAACTACTTCTTTAAGATTACAAATTTTACAAAATAGATAATATTTTATGATTAAACTTTCTCATTTATTTCAAGAATCTTATCAATCACCTGAGTGGATTAATACTAAAAATAATTTAAAAAATAGTATAGATACTGTTATTAGTAAAGGAGGTCCTGATAAAGACGTACTATTACTTATGAAGGATCTACTAGATGATATAAAAATATGTACTTCTATAAATGACTATATCGATGAGGTAAATGATGGCTACGAGTAAAAAATGGACCTTTTCCGAAGAAAAGGTTTTAGTTGATAATTATGCTACATCTACAATATTTGAACTTAAAGATATGCTTCCTGGCCGCGACGAAGATTCTATTAATTGTAAAATTAAACGTATGCGTAAACAAGGTAAGCTAGTAGGACATAAGACTCCAGAAACTGTGTCTAGAGCACATAAGTAAAGGAGGTGCAATGCAAGATGAATTCATACACCCACTCGAAAGATCCTTGTGTAAACACTGTACACATAGGGTTACACGGGAGATTAGTACAGAAGGTTTTTTACTGACAGATGACGACGGAGAGGCATGCGAAGATTTAGAAAGTTTTTTACATGACTCTTGTGCTATTTTAGGTATAGATTTAGATCATATAGTTTTAGAATGTAATAGATTTTTGTTGACAAAAGTAAACTATGATGGTAATAATAACTTTATTAGGGATGAAGATATACTTAGTAAAGTTAAGTAGTTTTAGATAGAATTTTAATAACTTACATGAGAGGAATATTATGAATTTATCATATGTAATTGAAGGGGAAGATGAGAAAGAAAAAAGTTATGAGGTTTTTAGCCGTCTTTTAAAAGATCGTATTATTTATATTCAAGGTCAGTTCGAAGACGATATGGCAAACAACATAGTAGCTCAATTGTTGTATCTTAATTCAAGAGATAAATCTAAAGACATTTATATGTATATAAATAGTCCAGGCGGATCTATTACAAGTATGTATAGTATATATGATGTAATGAATTATATAGAATCAGATATTCATACTGTAGGTATTGGGAGCGTATGTTCTGCTGGTAGTTTTATTTTAGCTGCTGGGACTAAAGGTAAGCGTAGTTGTCTTCCTAATACAGAAATTATGATTCATGAATTATCTGCAGGCACACAAGGTAAAGCAGGCGACATTTTTAATATGGTTGAGAAGTATAAGAAACTGCATGATAAGATGGCTAAGCAATACTCTGAATTTACAGGACAGTCATTAACTAAAGTTAAGAAAGACATGCAAAAAGATTTTTGGATGACTTCTGAAGAGGCTTTAGCTTATGGTTTAATAGATAAAATTATTAAGGGAAAATAAATAATGTTGAAAGATAGATTACCAGAATCAAGTAATTCCGTGGATAAAAGAAGACCTTTGATTATGGTTTCTCCTAGAGACCGTCAAAAAAGATTAAAAGAAGATAAGATAAAAAATAAATTATTTGAAGATCTAAATAACGAAATTGATGACCTAAAATTTGCTTTAGAGCAAAAGGAACAGCTAACTTCTTATACAGAAGCACAAGTTTCAGAAATTGTTTCTAAGTTAGAGGCTGAGTATAAAAAAGAGGTTGCAAAGTTGTCTAGGGAATTAAATAATAGTAAAAAGAAAATAGAAGAATTTAATAAATTAAATAAAAATAGTGATTAGCCATGGAAATCAATCAATCGGGTATTGACTTGATAGTCAAGTATGAGAGCTTTAGTGCTAAACCGTACTTAGATCCAGTAGGTATTCCTACTATAGGTTACGGTTCTACTTACTATGAGGATGGTACTAGGGTTAAGATGAGTGATCCTTCGATTAGTAAGAAGAGAGCAGAGATTCTATTTACTTATGTATTATCTGAAACAATAATTAACATTAAGCGCTACTTAAAAGTAAAATTAAACAGTAATCAGTTTTCTGCTATAGTATCACTAGTTTATAATATAGGTATAGGTAATTTTAGTACTTCTACATTACTGAGACTATTAAATAAAGGTAATTTTTCAGGAGCTGCTGATCAGTTTCTTGTTTGGAATAAAGCTAGGGTTAATGGAAAACTTAAAGTTTTAAATGGTCTAACAAAAAGGCGGGCTGAAGAAAGAGCCTTATTTTTGAAATAAAGTTTTTACTTGTACTATTGTCATTATTGACAATAGTACTTTTTTGTATTACACTAAATAAGTGTAATTGTTTATGTAGATTAAATTATGTATTTAATCTTGTATTTTTAAGTTTTTTAATTTGTTAGGAGTTATATTTTATGAATAATAGAGTTGAAGGTAGAGTAAAATGGTTTAGTTCTGATAAGGGATATGGTTTTGCAGTTACTGATGAAGATCCTCGTAAGGAGTATTTCATTCATTATTCTGTTATTGACATGGAAGGTTATAAGACATTAAAAGCTAAACAACCTATTTCCTTTGTGATAAAGGAAACAGAAAAGGGTATTCAAGCCGTAGATATTCAACTTATGTAATACTTATGAATGTTCGTGAGATATTATTAAGACGTACTTTTTTACTTAAGAAGCTTGATGAAATAGACAAGGTTTTATCTGAGGTTGTACATATAGACTCAGAACAGAGAAAAGTTTTATATACTAAATTAATTAATATAAAGTTTGAGTTATTAAGTAAGATTAGAAGTCATTCAATTTTACTCGATACCCTTAATAATGAAACCGTAGTTCTTATTGATGGTACAGAATTAAGTGTCTATGAAGCTTTACATTTGTTAAATACTTTAGAGCAAAAGATAAATACTTTTAGTTCAATTATAACAACTGACGCATCAAAATCTTTAAATATATTCGATCTTATGGATATGAAAGATAAGTTATTAGAGGAATATTTAAATATTTATCTAGCAGTACTTAGAAGTGATATAGATACAATTTGGGAGGGTTAAATGTTAGTTGTTATCTCAGGTAAAGGAAGGTCTGGTAAGGACACTTCTGCTATTATACTAAAACAGTTGTTCTTAGATATGGGTGAGACTTGTGTAGGTATAGCTTATGCAGATTTTCTAAAGGAAATTTTAGGTAAATGTTTTAATTTGAATTATAATCATTTATATGGATCTTTAAAGGAAGATAGTTTAGACCATTTACCTATAAGAACAAGATCAGGTAAGGTCACTAACCACAAATGGACTCCTAGAAAGCTTCTGCAGTTTTTAGGTACAGATGTTATGAGAACTATTGATCCAGACTGTTGGGTCAATGTTGTTAAAAACTTTGTTAACACTAACTCTAGTAAATACGATAACATAGTTATTACAGATGCTAGGTTCTTTAACGAAATAGACTGGGTCCTTCAGAAAGGAGGTACCCATATACATATACGTAGACAAAACAGCGATTATGTTGGTGGTACAGAACATTCTTCAGAGACTTCTTTAGATACTAATAGTTTTTCTGAAAAACACTATGTAATTGACAACGATAAGGATTTAATTTATTTAGAAGAATCACTTCAAGAGATTATTAATAAGGAGAAAAATTATGGTAGATAAACAGTATTCGTTAGATTTTTGTTCGTGTGATATCGTTAGTGTGGATTTATATAAAAGTGAACATTATAAATATGCAAGTATAGGTATCAATAAAGGTAAAAAGCATTTCATTTCTATTTCATATGGTTGGGAAGGTGATAAGATTCCTGATTTTATTTTAGATATGGCAGCATTTTTTGCGTCTTCTGGTGAAGGTAAAGAAAATGCGGCGGTAAATGAAGATTCTAAGGCTGAGTTTGATACTTTTATGAAGAGACTTTTAACAAGTAAAACTGGTAAATAAAATGCCAATATCTATAGATGAATATAGAACACCTACATTTACTACATATAAAGCAAAACAACCTTTTTCTGAAGATGTAAGGGCTAAGTTTGATGATGCAAATTTAAATAACCCCACTAGAAGATATAGGCAGGATTACTTCCCTCAAGCTGGGTACAATCCTAATTCTAATTCACCTAATATAGTACAAGTAAATATAAATATTGATGAAGTAACATTACCTGGATATTAAGTATGGATATTGTTGTAGCTAAAATAATGGCTACTTCTTACGGATATACATTATTGGATGAAGAATGGAAAGGTGTAAAGTATAAATACACCTTTCTTTCTTATTATGGGTTCGAATGGCTATGTTCTTTTGATAATTTTAAAAGAGGTAAAAGATGTCCTAAAGACAAGGTCGTTGAGTTTTTTATGTATGTTATTAAACCAGAATTTGAAGTTAGGGAATACGAGATACTATTAGACCCAAAGGATTATATAGATCAGTTTCAAATGTTTTATTTTAGATGTAATCTAGGAATATTATATGAGACTTGTTGGAATACTGTTAGTAGAGGCACATTTAATACTTTTGATAAGAAATATAATTCTTATAAAGAACTAAAAGATTATATATCTGATAAAAGAGGTAGAATTTTACAACCTTGGTATGAATATAAAGGCGTTGACACTCCTGTTAGATACAGATGTAGTAATGGTCATACTTCTTTTATTTCTTTATCGGATGCTAGATCAGGGCATTGGTGTGATAAGTGTTTTAAACTTGAACATTCTAGGTTAAATATAAATAAAAATGATATAGCTTTGTATAGTACTTTATCTCCTAAATTAAATCATTACGGAGAAAAAACTAAAGTTATAATTAAAGATTCGTTAGAACTACTGGGGATATATTGTAAAGAGTGTAATAAATTATACCACCCAGGTAGAAAAAAAGCTTACGAACGTTTGTCTGCTTTGCAGTTTAAACGTAGAGGCAATTCTTATTTTTATTGCTCTGATAAATGTAAACAGAATAACTTATATTATAATAACTTGAAAGAATCGTCTTTTGAGAAAGAGATTAATGATTATGTAAATACTTTTTTTAAAGGTACTATCAAACGTAATGACAGATCTATACTTAAAAATCCAAAGACCAATAAGTACCTTGAATTAGATTTTTATTTTCCAGAGCATAGTAAAGCCATTGAGTGTAATGGGACTTACTGGCATAGTAAAGATAACGTTATGAAAAGAGATAAAATAAAAAATGAATTATGTAATAAATATAACATAAATTTACTTGTTTTACCAGAAGAATTGTGGTATTCTTATAAAGATAATCAAAAAGATATTATTTATAAATTTATAACTTTTAATTAGGAGAATGTATTATGAATACGTCTGACATAGACAAAATCAAGACTTTTTCATCAGAATTAGATTTAATCTTTAGTAAGGACATTAAAGAATTTACTAAAATATGCCTTTTAATGGCACCGGATTATATATTTTTTGACGCGGCAGCCTCTACATCAGGTAAGTACCATCCGTTAGATGAACTATGTGGCTTTGGTACAATTATCCACACAAAGCGTGTAGTAACTGTAGGATATGAAATGGCAAGAGGTTTAGGTTGTGATGCTAATAGGGACTTAATAATTTCTGCCTGTATCATACATGATTTAAGAAAACAAGGTATAGAAAAATCGGGCCATACAGTGAAGTGGCATCCAGATTTAGCAGCAAAACTAGTAGAAGAGGTACATAGAGATACTAAAATCATTCCTAATAATGACTACAATATAATTAGAAATTGTGTTGGATACCACTACGGTCCTTGGAGTATTAAACCTTGGTCAAAGCCTCTTGAGCGTTATACTTCAGAGGAATTATGCGTTTATTTAAGTGATTATGTTGCCAGTAAAAAATCTTTAACAGTTAAACAAGAGGATAGATTTGATGGTCAATGATACATTTATAAAAGACTTATCTAAAGCACTTAAAAAGGACTCAGTAAGTTCTGAGTTACCTCCAGGATCTCCTAGGAGATATGAACCTGCTGCTGGGGTAAATAAACATAACGCTAGGATACATTCAGAAAGTTCTTATGCCGATAAGTACAAGAATTTACCTTTTACTTTTTCAAAGCCGGCAAAAAATAAAATAACAAGAATTAAATTTTGTTCTAAATGTAATAATCCAGTCGAGGTAAATAAAAATGCTGTTGGGGTTATATGTAGAGCATGTAACCAATATACAACTCTTTTAGAGGAGCCTATTTATGATGAACAATAAAGGTAGGGGAAGACCTTTAGGATTTAGATTAAGTGAGGAGAGTAAAAGAGCTATAAGTGAATCAAAAAAAGGGCAAAAACATTCAGAATCCACTAAAGACAAAATATCTAGAACTTTAGTGTCTTACTTTAGAAGTATACATCCGTTGTCTTCTGAGTTATATGAGCAGTATAAAGAAGAAATTGAGTCATCTGATGAAATAAAACGTTGGTTTGACTCAGTAAGCTTAAATTACGATGAAACTAAAAACATATACTCAGAAAGATCCCTAAACTCTAAAAGATATAGAGAAATTTCAATAGAATATAATATAAATATGGATGATAATCCATATACTAATGCTAATATAAATAATCCAGAAACTTTGTGTGAAATAAAAGAGTTATGTAGGCGTTTAGGTTTGAATTTTTCACATGCTTGTAGACTTTTAGCTATAGAGGATTGATATGGCAAGAACTGTAGGAAGACCTAAAAACCCACCAAAAGCAAGAGAACTTCTTACTGGGGTAATACCAGTAACCGAAATGTTTAGTGAAGATGAGATGCCTATCTATACCAACCTTATAGATATTTACTTAAAAGACTTTGATGAAGATGATCTAACTTCAGGTGATATTGATGATATTATGACTTTGGCTACTAACAAAGTACTAGAGGTAAGGCTTTTGACTTCTAGTAAAGGTAACTCCATAGACCACTTAAATATATCATCTTCTTTGGAGAAGTTAAGGAAACATAGTGATAAAATAAAAGAAAATTTAGCATCTAGAAGAAAAGATAGAATTGATGTGAACGAATTTAAGGGATTCTCAATCGTTGACTTGGCTATAGCTTTTGATGATATTAAACGTGCAAAACTTGAACAAAAGGCTAGATCTATGTTTCAAGAACAAGAGCCTTTGTTTGAGTTACTAGAAGAAAACTCTTGTAAGGATAGTGAGGACTGATGTCTAAATTAAGTAAGAATATGGATTTAGTTTTACAACAAGGTCCAGAATTAATAGAATTCTATAGAAATAATCCTTGTATTGCAGCATACGAATTATTAGGTGTAGACTTAGCTCCTATACAACGTATTGTATTTGAAGCTATGTGGTTTAAACCTTACGTTCTTTCTATAGCATCTAGAGGATTCGGCAAAACGTTTCTATCAGGGGTTTTAGCTGCACTATTGGCTTTATTGTATCCAGGGTATAGGGTGGGTCTAATTAGTGCATCTTTTAGACAGTGTCTAGTACTTGAAGACTCAACTTTTTGGACAAATACAGGATTGCACTACGGAGAAGATTTTTATAAATCTATATTATGTGATTTTACAAAAGTCCAATCATTAAATACTAGTAATACTATAAAAAATAAATGGCTTAATCCTAAAAAAGAATGCTTAGAAATTATATCAGAACGAGGTTTTAAATTTATAGGTACATTACAACATAAGGTATTAACTTTTGATTCTAACTTAGAGCTTAAATATAAGGAAATCAAAGATATAACCTATGACACAGTAATGGTTATAAAAAAGGGTTTTAATTTATTTGGTATTAATGAAGATACCAAACATCAAATTACCAATAAACATAGTAAGAATACAAAAAATTGTAGTATACCGGATAAGCTTACAGAGGATTTTGCGTACTGGTTGGGGTTGATTATAGGAGATGGTAGTGTAGAATATAATACTATAACTAGAAAATATAGGGTTAACTTTTATAGCTCAGATGAATTTCTTACTTCAGAGTTCAAACGTATAGGTTCTAGTTTATTTGGTTTAGAGCCTTGGAAAGATTTTAATAGATCAGGTAATGTCTGTTCCTGTTTTAATAGTAAAACTTTGCTAGATTTCTTGTTTAGTTGTGGTGTTACTACTAATAATGCCACAACTAAACATGTACCACACATAATAAAATCTGCACCTAAAAAATATGTTACTTGTTTTTTATCTGGCCTTTTTGATACCGATGGTAATGTGTCTTTGTTTACAGATAAAGATAATTATAATTGGATTAGTATAGGATTTACATCGTCTTCATATCAATTAAGCGAAGAAGTTAAGTCTATACTATTAAATATAGGCATAATGTCATCGTCATACTTAGATAAACGTAATGGCACAATGCTTATAAATAATAGAGAAATTAATAAGAACATATCATATAACATAGTGATAACTGGTTATGATGATATCATAATGTTTAATAATAATATAAGTTTTAGGCTAGAGAGGAAACAAAAACTCATACTACAGTATATAAACAATAAGTCCAAAAAGATAAGTAATACCAATAAGGTACCTTTTATTAGAGACCTGTATATGGATATTCTTATATATATGAAGACTTATGTACCTGAAAAAATTGATTTAGCTATCATTAATTCTGGTATACGTTGTTGTAGAAAAAATAAATCAGGTAGCATAACTTACTCTAAACTAAATCAATTATTATCATTATGTGATAAGTATGCCATAACAAATTCTAACATACAGAAATTAAAAAATGTTATATCTTTAAATTTAAGTTTTGTGAAGCCTAAAAATATAAGACTTACTTATAGTGATACTTTTGATATAGAGGTTTGTTCAGAACATTGTTATTTTGCTAATGGATTTATACATCATAACTCTAAAATGATATTCTCTGAAGTTGAGAAAATATATACCAAATCCCCTATAATTCGAGAAGCTACAGAGAAGCGGCCCATACGCGGATCAGATACTTGTTATCTTAAATTCAAATCATTGGCTGGATATAACGGCTCTTTCATAGAGGCGCTTCCTATCGGTGCAGATGGTGCCAAGATTCGTGGATCTCGTTTTTATTGTATACTAGTTGATGAATTTGCTCAGGTTCCCCAAAAGATCATTGAGACAGTTTTAGCACCAATGAGTATCACCAAGTTAGATCCTATGAAGAAAGTAAGAGAGCTTGAACGTAGAAAGGCTTTAATAGAAGCAGGCTTAGCAACAGATGCGGATTTTGAAGAAGACTCAGTAAATAAAATGATAGGTACCTCTTCTGGTTACTATAAGTTCAATCATATGTATAAACGTATGCGTGAATATTGGTACCAAATCGATGAGGGATCTAAAGATCATGCAGTATTTCAAATCCCTTACACGCTTTTACCAGAAGGCTTCTTAGATCCTAAGAACGTTGAGAACTCTAGACGGGTAATGTCTAATCATGAGTTTGAGATGGAGTATATGGCTGCTATGGTTAGTGACTCAGAAGGCTTCTTTAAAGCTTCAGTGCTTGAACTTTGTACATCAGGTAGTGATTTCAATATAGAATTTAATGGTGATAAAGATGCCGAGTATGTAATTGGAATAGACCCTAACCAAGGTGGAAAAGCAAAGTGCGGCGTAGTTATAGTTAAATTAGGTAAACCTAATAAAATAGTTCGTGTACTAGCTCTAGATGGTAAAACTACACAAGATATAACTGTAGCCTTACAAGATTTGTGTAATGCATATAATGTTAAACGTATATTTATGGATAGAGGCGGCGGCGGTAAGGCAGTATCAGATCTCCTAGAAGAAGGATATAATGGTTATGAGCCTATTATAGAATATGATAATAAAGATAAGATAAAACTTAAAGGTAGGCATATATTAGCTTTAACCGCTTTTAGTACGTCTTGGATTTCAGATGCTAACTTTGCAACTTTGTCTTTATTTGAAGATAGGAATTTACTTTTTCCACAAGTTCCTACGGCGGCCTTTGATGAAAAAATACAAGATTCTATCTATGGTGGTTATGACTTAATAGAACAACTAAAAAGACAGTGTTTAAATATAATAGTAACACAAACTTCAGGAGGAGCACTTCATTTTGATACTCCTAAAAAAGGACAAAATAAAGACTTGTATTCTGCATTAATACTTGCAGGATATGGTGTTAAAGTTTTAGAACACGAATTAGAGGAAGATGGTAGTAATAAACTGCATAGCAGTGGCGGCCTAGTTAGGAATAGAAATGATAACAATTGGAAAACTGCAAGTACTGGTCCTAGTAAAATAAGTACCTTTTCTGGAGCAGTACCAAAGAAACGTATTTAACTAACCAATATAAAATGAAACTAAACTATTTAACTAATAATATATAGAATTATGGAAAAAAATACAATAGATAAAATAACAAGTGAACTACAAAATAGATATCCTGAACTAGGCCTACGTTCATTAGAAGTTAATGAAGCTACAGGTAGTTCTACGTTATATATAGACCCCTCAAAGAAAAGCCTTGCTTTTTTAGATAACCCCATCATACCACATGTATATAGAACAAAAGCTTCTACTATA